ACTTGAGTAGAGGTTGTACCATCATTAGTTGTTAAAGCAGTAATTATTTTGTCCCACCTCAAATCGCCGTCACTATCAAAACAAACAAAAAGCATATTCGGGTAATTACTAGAATCAGTGCTGTTACCTATAGTTTCACAGGCAAATAAAACATCACCGCCAATATCTGTTGCTCCAATAGCGATGGCATCAAAAGTATTTTTACTATATGTACTTGAATTAGATGATATTTCCTTAGCCCATTCCATATTCAAATCTATATCTAATTTGATTACAGCCGAATCAGTTGTGTCTTTTGAATATGTTAGGTAAAAATTTCCACTAGCGTCAATGTGCATGTAATCAGCGGCAGTAGAATATTGATGATTAACATTGTTTTGAGACCAGTTAGAATCTCTATAAATAAATCGATTACTAATAGTTGATGCATCATCTTTTATCTTTGAAATATTCAAAGCATTAGTATTTTTATTAGACAATACATAAACATATTCAGAGTTAGAAATTGTTCCTAATCCTTGTGGTTCTATGCTTCCAGAGGATGATGAATCTCCAAGTCTTTTATACCAGTCTAAAGACGCAGCTGAATCTGATTGAGTCAACTTTATAAGAAAACAAATAAATGGATAACCTGAACTTTGATTACCTCTTACATTACCAAGAACATAAATATCATTATCTTTGTCAACTACAACAGAATATCCAGCATTACTAGAACTATTGGTATGATATCCTCCTCCAAATCTATAAGCCCATGCAAGAGTACCATCATCATCTATCCGCATTATTAATGGGGAGTAACCATTAGTTACGGAAGAATTTCCATCCATGTAATAACCTACAAGTATTACATTACCATTATTATCTATTGTCATCCCACCATATGGTAGATAATACATACCATCTGCATAATCAAGATCTTTTTGCCAAGTGATAGCACCATCTTTAGTCATCTTGATAAGCTTATATTCAGCTCCACCACTATCCATCAACAAATAGATACTTCCATCTCCTTCTTTATCTACAGCTGCATTAACATAATTACTACTAGCATAAAGAGTTGTTTGAAATATTCTTGTCCATTCATTAGTGCTTAAATTATTATTAACTGTAACTGTAGGTGCTGTAGTACCAGCAGCAGCAGCTACACCTTTAGCTCTTAAAAAGTGATTCCTCATTTACACATCTCCTACATTTGCACCATAAAGCGTTGAGCCTACTTTCCAAAGTTCTATAGCTGTTTTAGAAGAAGTAGACAGAGTTGGCGCAGATCCTCCAGCCCACGTGATTGTTGGCCAAGTAATTGTATTAGAACCAGCTGTAATCATTAACAGGACTGATTGACCAGCCGTCAAAGAATCAGTAGGTGTTCTATTGGCTCCTAAAGTCCAAGTCTGGATCGTTCCATTCTCAGGATCTATAGCAGCATTGCCATCAGTTATTGCAAAGACGTTTTCATTAATTGCATCTGAAAAAGTAACGCTACCTGTAAATGTTCCTCCAGTAAGAGGAATTTTCGAGGTGTCGTAAATTGTTATTGCAGCTGAACCATCAAAATTCACACCGTTAATAGCTCTTGCAGTAGTTAATGTTGCTGCTGAACCAGTTGTATTTTGGTTGCCTACTGCATTTACACCAGGTAAATTAATAGCAGCTGAACCATTAAAACTAACTCCTCCAATATTTCTTGCAGTAGTTAATGTTGCTGCTGAACCTGTCGTATTTTGGTTAAGTGTTGGTATTCTTGCTGCATCAAATGTACCAGATGTTATTTTACTAGCAGCTAAATCACCAACATAACCTGCTGCTATAGCTGTACCTTGCCAAGTACCAGCACTAATGGTTCCAAGTGATGCGATGTTAGTCGATCCAGTCCATGTACTGACTGCTGTGTTTTCTACGTTACCTAAACCAACATCAGCTTTAGCTAAACTTAAATCAGTTTTTAACTCACCAGTTGTTTTACTTTCTAACCCACTAGATGTAAATTTCGCATACTCACCACTACCAACACTCGCATTATCAATCTTAACAGCATTAGTATTAGCTATACCAAATGTTAACGGTGCTTGATATGAATGGCTATGACTTGTTGTAGAGTAACTACTTAAGTCTACTGATATAGCTGGAGTTGATGAACCATTTGTAACTGTAATAGGACTCGTACCAGTAACGTTTGTTACTGTTCCTGCATTGGTTGTAAATCCTGCTCCATTTGTAAGTTGATTGTTATTTGTTGGAATGGTTGGTTTGTTTTGTATAAAATCATCTTCAGTGCTAGTAGTTTGATCCCAATCACTTTGAACATTAGCTTCACCACCACCACCAGAAGGTGGTACTACCCATGTACCATCTGCTTTAAGGAACTTACCTCCATGAGAACTAGGTAATGTAGGAGCTAAACCAGCAGCACTAGTAGAAACTGTATTATAAGTAGTATCATTATCTGTTCCCCAGGTAGCTGTACCAGTAGAAGACCATTTTAATACTTGATCTGAACTACCTCCAGCTGGTATATGATTAACTGCTGGATGAGTATAATTATTAGCTGATGAAGCTATACCGTCTAACTTTGATTTATCTGCTGACGACATAGAACCAGCCGCTGAAGTTGTAGCCGCACTTATTGAAATTGCTGGAGTTGTTCCACCTGATGAAGCAATTGGACTTGTACCCGTAACGCTTGTAATTGTTCCGGCATTGGCTGTTGCACTTGTAGCTATACCGTCTAACTTTGTCTTATCTTCATCTGTCATTACACCCCAAGCCGAGGTTGTAACAGCTGGTAAATCTGTATTATTACCTGACGAAGACTCAATAGTTAATTTTGTTCCGTTAGCTGTATTAGATAAATTAGTAGCTCCACCGCCACCTCCACCACCATTAGCATCTACATAAGCTTTAACTGATTGTTGACTCGGTACTTTTGTGGCTGAATTACTAGCCATATTGTCTTCATCTACTAAATCAGTTGTTGTTAATATTTTTTGATCAGCAGTTGAACCACTTATATATAAACTATCTGCATCACTTCCATCAGTATGTAATCTTGGTTCATAGTCAGTTGTTGAAGCATTTGTGTGATGGAAATCAATATAACGTCCAACCTCCATTACTCCATCTGCATAAACCTCTGGAGCTATTCCCCAGTTAGTATCACCAGCACCTTTATATTTATCTTGTAATTCTTTTATTCCATATAATGCTTGCTCTTGGTTAGCTTGTAAATCACTTGCACGTATGGATGATCCAGCTGCAAAAGTTCTTGTAGGTACTTCATTTCCATCGCTACTACCAACTTCTGTTTGTCTATAAACCCTTACTACTGTTCCAGTCAATGGAGCACCAGCATTCGTACCTGATGTTACTTGTAACGCTGCAATAGGAGATGTATCATTGAAAGTTATTTTAGTAGGATTACTAGTAGTGGTAATTACGTATTTATTTGTAGCTTGTATTGATCCATTAATAGCTACTTTTAAATCTTCATTTTTTAAAATCGGGAACGTGTAACTAAATTCTTTATGTACACCATTAGGCGTGTTAGTACCGTTATCCGTATAAGTTGCTGCCATTTTATTAAGTTGTTAGTTGTATGTGGTTGGAGGTGGATTATCTATTCTGCAGTATGTACTCTGGGTAAGCCATTTCAGTAGACTTATCTACTTGACCTTTTTCCGAGAACTCTTTCTTAACACGTGCTTCATATTCACGTACCTTGATTTCAGTTCTCATTTCCTCTGGTAGTAGTGCTTCAGCTTGTTTCTTTGCTTTGTTATAAGCAGTTCTAATCATTGGATAGATACGTTCAAAGGATTCAGTTTCTATGGCTTCATTACTGAGACCTCCACGTCTAATCTCTTTTAAGATATTGATATATCCTTTAGTACCATTGTGTTCTAATTTATTAGAATATCTCATTATCTTTTGTAGTTCTTTCTTAAAAGTACCTAGTTCACCCATCTTGCTCCATATCTCACTTCTCTCAGTGTTAGTTAATTCAACACCACCTGAACTCATATTGGTTTGAGGGTTGACGTTAAATTCAATATCAACTAAGAATTGTTCTTCTGGAGTTAAGTCATCATGTCTCTTCATTGGGCTATAAGCATTCCAAGCTCTTACAAAGAAGTTCTCTGGATAACCTACTTTCTTACCAGTAATGAAGTTATATTTCTCAGGTAAAGCACCTTGAGGATCAACGATATCAAGGAAGTTATTTCTATTTCGTATAGCATCACCTAAGTCATCTTTAATTTCTTTTAAAGCAGGGTTCATAACTCTACCTATCTCGTTTCTAAAACCAGACATAGGCAATAAAGCATTACCAAAGTTAGCTCCCCATCTCTTAAGAGCACTACCGTTACCTTGAAGGATATCGTTTAAAGGTTCTACGTTAGATAAAACTGATTTATTGGTAAATGATGCAGCCGCTACAAATGCAAGTTTACTAAAGAAGTGCTCCTGTTGAGTAGAGCTTAGTAAATCCATATGATCAGACACATCAACTATTGTTGACATCCAATCACCTAATGGACCCATCCATTCATAGTCATACCATCCACCATCTAAACCTTGGAATGTTTTTCTTTTCCAACCAACAGCTCTTCTTACTTTTTGACGACTCTTATCAAAATGACCATTACCTCTTAAACCTCCAGCTCTGACTCTTGCAAGAACAGCTGAAGTAAAAATAGTACCAATAGCAACTTTACCTCTAACTTCAGCTCTTACAGCTTTGAAGCTATTCATGAAGTTGTTATCAAATGGTATTTTTCTTGAATCAAGTATTTCTTTTATTTCAGTTGGAGAGAAGCTATCTATAGTTCTCATACCATTAAAACCAAATAGCTTCTGATATTCCTGTGAGAACACACCCATTGGGCTATATCTACCAAATGTTTGAATAATGTTTGCTGATGTTCTAGGGAATAAGAAGTGAGGTTTAACGACTGGATATCTATCAAGTAAATTGTTTAATCCATCAACTAAAGGGCTATCAAGGTTTAAAGCTATTTCACTATTAATATATTCAACAGCTTCATCGTTGATCATTCCATTCTTATCAAACATCTGTTTGTAGATCTTCTCTGATACCTCACGTAATCGTTCGGGAGTTATTTCTACACCTTGAGATGTAAGCTCATCAAAAGCTCTAGCTTTAGATTCAGCATTAGCAGTGACGGATCTTGAGAATCCATCAAGTGCAGTCATACTGTTAGCACCTAGACGTAAAGCTGGATCAACTGATAATGCCTCTAAATCTTCATATACATGAAGTAAAGCATTAACACCATCCTCTCCTTTTTCAGCAGCAGCTCTACCATACTCTTTAAGTACAGCTAAGCTTTCTTCATTCATAACAGCTATATCATCACGCATGACATAACTGACTTTATAAGGATCAGTAGAAGCTTTCTTAAAGACTAAAGTCATATGATTTAGACTTTGCTGTAACGTGTCGTCTAATGAGAAATGAGACCATCTAGCTTTATTTAACGTATGCCAATCTCTATTAATCGTTGCTCCTACAATCTGTGCTATAGGTCTAGCTGTTAATCCACCAAAGTTACCTACAGCTGCTTTTAAAGGTGTAGCTACTGATGATAAAACTGAGTTATAGATATTAGATAGGAATGCTCTGTTAATAATTGAAGGTGTTTCTGGGTTCGTATCAATTATTGCTTTCTTAAATATGTGTAGCTTGTTCTTAACAAAGGTATTGAGCTTATATAGACCATCTACATCTCCATCTGTTAGCTCATTAGCTAATTGGAAAGCTTTTAAGAAGCCTGGATTATTAGCAGCTACCTCTTTAAGAGTGTTTGAGTAGTTCTTAGCACTAGGTATAAGGTCAAATTCTAACTTAGCTTTAAGATCATCACCTGCAGTTGCAGCCATTTCCTTTAAAGCACCAGCATTCTTTCTTCCTTCTTTGTTGAACTCAGATAAAGCTTTACCATAAGAACCCCATTCATACCCTGCTAAACCCTTCTCTACCATTAGATATTCAAGACGATCAGCTATTTGTTCAATAGCTCTTTGCTGTACAACAGCGTCATCCATTAAACGAACACCTTCAGCTATATCAGCTACTTGACCACCTAATGAAGTTACTAAATATGCTCTAGCTTTCTGTGAATCAAGGTCGAATATCTCATCTTTTAATACCTTAAGAGCTTTATTAACACCCCTCATACCCTTCTTACCAACCATCTTGATAGAACTACCTTCAATGGTTTGTTTGAATTCGTCTAATACTTTCATCATGTCCCCTGGTTGCATCCGAGGATCTGCAAGTATTTCGACTAAAGCATTACCAGCACTTTCAATTTCAGCTTCAGTTACTTTCTTACCACTAGCTAATTCTTTGGAGTATTTACCTCCATTCTTTATTTCTTCAGCTAATGATTTTATAAGAACTCTTTCTGTTTTGTTCTTTGTTTCTAATCCAAACTTAAGAAAAGCCTCAGTAACAACACTACCTAAACGTCCATAGGTTGAATCAATGTTATTAGCAATACGAGCTGCATCAACAGCTGCACCTAATACACCATCAGGATCTTTTGTACGGATAAGAGTTTCGTTCTGACTAAAGGCATCATCTACACCTAGAAGAGGTTGACCAGCTTCTTCTAAGTTTTTATTTAATCTAGCTAAATTCTCTGGGCTTATTTTATCAGGATTCTCTTCAGCAGCTTTTTTTACTAAATCAAGTAATTGATCATCAGGAATATCTTCTAAAGGTTGATCTATTAACTCTTTAGCTTCAGCTTTTAATTGATCATTTTTACTCTTAAAATACATTCCTAACTTATCTAAGTCATCTTGTTTCCTTGCTTCATTCCGTAGAACAGAGTCTTCAATAGGATTATCAGAGAACTTAACGTCAGTGAATTTATCTTTAGTTAGTTGATCTAGTTTCTTTTGTGCTGAAGGTTCAGAAGCTACAAATTTAGTAGTTCTAGTTAAGCTTTTTTGAGCTTTAAGAAGGTAAGCAGAACCTTCAATGATACTTGAGAATACATTAAAGATTGCACCTTCATTTAAGTTCTTAGATCTTTTTTGATCAGTTGTATCTTTATCGTTTGTTGCTATGGAGTTAGGTATCCATTGATAAGTTCTAGGCCAGAACTTCTTTAACATACCTGTAGCATTATCATCTCTTTGGTTCTGTTTAACAGCCCAATCGACTAACGCTCCAGTACCAACATCAGCTCCAAACTTTGCAAACCAAGCAAAGGAAGCTTTATTACCTAATCTCTGTAACCAAGGTGCAGCTTGTCCAGCAGCATGAGCCTGTGCTCCTCTCTTTACTAATGCACCTCTTAAGCCAAGTGAAGGAATGACAATACCTGATATGTCACTTAAAGCTTGTCCTACTTTGCTTTCATATTCTGGTAGTCGTGGTATGTCATATTTATCAGGTATAGCTAAATTAACTATATCTATACCAGCATTAACAACTCCATGACCCATTGCTGCAGGGTAGTTAGGAGCATTCTCTAAAGCTTTAACTGGGTTACTTACATCAAAGTCTCCAGCCTGTTCGTTATAACTTTCAGCAAATGTAGGGTTTTTATCTTTTGAGGCTTCCGTAGAAGGCTCGGTGGTTTGTTCGTCTGAAACAACTTCTTCAGTTGCAGTTTGATTCTCATTCTGTAATTGGTCTATAACATCTGAAGTATTTGAGGTTAAGGCTTCTATTTCTTCAGGAGTAAGATCTACAGAAATTGAACCATCTCCCGTAGGTTCAAGTTCCATTTGTTTATTATTTTATGAAAGGTCGTAATATGCGAGGCTGTAACATTCGAAGTATTATTTCAGAGTCAAGATTTTCTAAACCTTTGTAGTTAACCAGAGTTCTATCTTTAGGGGTAAGGTTATCTATGAACTCTTTCTGTGCTTCTGGTTCCTCAATCTCATCATCTATACCGTAAGACTTAGCTGTAGCATTGATTATCTCTATTTTATTTTCAATACCGTGTAGTGAACCTCTAGCAAACTCATTCAACTTACCAGTAGTTTGATAGTTTTCAATAATATCTTCTACTTCACCTTTGGAAAAGAATTGAATTTGATCTATCTTTTTACCTGATTGAAGTTGATTTTGAATATTAGATCTGTTATTAGCAATACTTAAGTTTCTAACACCTACACCAAGTTGTTCACCGTAAGTAGTATGTGTTTTATCATTTGTATTAAATGAATATTTCAAACCTTTATTAACACCCTCAACACCACCACCATTTATTTTGTAGTGCTGTTCTACTTCAGCTGCAGCTTCTGCAGGTGTAGCACCATTCATAAGAATGTTTTTTCTATACCTTCTCTCTAAGTCTGCATGTATAGATGCACCATAACCTCTAAAGAAACTATCATTACCAGATACAACTAACTCTGATTGCATTAAAGCTTTAAGAGATTTCTTGTTGTTTTTATATTCAACAGTGTTTTTTGTGCGTTCAAGTTTTTCTACTTCATCTTGAAACTCAACCTTATTTGGGTAGTAGGCTTTGTTTAATTCTTCTGTAGTTAACTGACCATCTAATAGTTTTTCTAGGAGTTGTTCTCTTTCTGCATTGAGGTTTTCAGTTGTGAAATCTAAACTAGCTATCTTCTGTTCTAGTTTTGTGCTTTTAATACCTTTTCCATATAAGGCAGTATAGGCATTGTTTAGTTCAGTTTTAGCTTCATCTATTTTTCCTTCAGTTATAAATGAGTCAGCTGTAGCCATAGATGTTTCTTCAGTTGTTATTCTATCTGCTTTATTTCTCTCTTCTATAGCTTTACTAAGTTTTATTTTTCTATCATCAATTGCATCATCAAGTGTTTTAACTTGATCAGCATTCATATATAGCTCTTCAAAAGTCCCTTCCTCAGTTCCTTTCGTAACAATATCGTCTTTAAGATTCTCTATCTCTTCAGCAGTGAAT